GTTTATTTTCTCCATAGCTGCCGGATCGTCCGACCAAACCCCATATGCGAGCACCAAAATTGGGAGTGTGAGAATCGCGAGGACCACCTCGTCCTTATAATCTTTGTCCCGGGATTCTAAAAGTTTACCCTGGTAAGATTCCTCACCTCGGGCCATCTTTTGCGCATGCATGTATTGTGCATCCGCCATAGCCATTTTTGTCTCTTGACGCTTTTTATAAATGTGACTTCCTGCGTTAAGAGCTAATTTAATAGCGCTAAACCACATACTACCACCAACTTACGTCAGATTTTTTAGAAGCTAACATTCTTCTCTGACCGCCAACTTTATTTTTAGTAGGTTGACCTTCAGGAATCTTAATTTCTTTTCCACCTTTTGAATAACCATCTTTGTTAAGGTTTAAAGGAATGTCGCCTTTGTAAAAAGGTTCTTTATCTTTTTTTGCCATAGTTTTCTCCTTATATATTACTATACTATCTTCTAGGACCTTTCAAGGTTCTAACATCAGCCATCTTCATTAAGTCATTGGCCATTTTAGCATCTTGAGACATCGCTTGTTTTTGTATAGATGTATCAGCTCTTAAATGAGCTAATTCTTCATTTTGAGCTAATTTTTCATCAAACTGATCCTGACCCATTAATTGTTTAGATTTATCTAAATCAATTTTTTCTTGGGCCTGATCTCTCTTAGCTGAATCATCCATAGCTCTTAAATCTAGTTCTCTTGCTTTTAATTTAGCAATTGGATCGTTTCCAAACTGACCCATGATTTTATTTTCTTCGTTTTTGAACTCTTCCGTCATTTCAGCAATTAATTTCGCTTTTCTGGACTCTAAATTCATCGTCATTGAGATAATTTGTTGTTGATACTGGGGATCTTGCTGTAACATTGGGTTTTGTTGTACCTTTTGTTGCATTTGCATCAATTGTTGAATTTCATTTCTAAATTCTACTTCTAATTGCTCTTGAGCCATTAAAGAAATGTGTTCAAAGATGTTTTTTTCTAATGCACCCATGACTGGAGGTGAATTTCGTGCAATATTAGTCGCCATAAAGTTTAAATGAGTCGTAATGTGCGCTTGATGGTCTTGTCCTTTGAAAGCTTGGAACGGTTTTGAGCTCATTGCTAAAATATTTTCACTTGCCGGATCCATTGGAGCCGGTTTTGTAGGTGGCGGCAAAATTAAATCAATATTTTTAACACCAATCGCAGTGTACATCGCTCTGTACGCTTCATAAAGATTATGCATTTGCGGATTTGACATTGCAAGTTGCAATTCTGTCTGTGCCATTGAAATTCTTTGTGATTGAGAAAAAATATTTGGGTCTGCAACAGGAATAATGTCTACTTTATCATCAAAGTCTGTAACTTTAATTTGTCTCTGTCCACCAACAACATCATAAGGATATTCTGGCGGTAAATATTGTTTAAAAACTCCCGCTAATAAACCAAATTCTTGTTTCATCGCCACAAACAATCTTTTATGTATAGCTGACATGACCCTGGAGCCACGCTCTAAGAGGGCAATAGTCGTCCCAACAGCTGCTTGTTGGTTGCCGTCCCCGACCTGCATGTCAGCTATGGCGGCAAATCGTTGCCCTGCCTGTACCACTATCCCCATCAACTGTAATAATGTTGGTGAAGGTTCTTTAAATGGTAAAGGCATAAATGCATCCTTGATACTTCCTCCAGGTGCATCTACATCTCTGAATTCTCCAGGCTGTATAGCTTGTGCCTCATCTCTAACACGGATTCCTCTTTGCTTAAATCCGGCCGGTAAATTACTTAAAGTTCCTGCGTCTAATAATTGACGTAATGCAGTGGTTGCTGTTCTTGATAAACCACCTATCATATGAATTAATCCGAAACCGTAAAAACCTAATCCAGGTAAAAATTTAAAATGAACAAAATAATCTATTTTAAGTTTTTGTGGATCATCTATTTTGTAGTTTCTTCTAATTGATAAAATTTCTCTATTACCCATTTCAATGGTAACAATGTATGGAAGTTTAATTCCAGTACCTTCACCAGTTGAATCTTTGTCCTCGAAGCCTTCCAAATCTAAATCAGTGTGTATTTCTAAAATAGAAAATACATCTTCATCTCTAGTTTTTTTAACGCCTTCAAGTTCTCGTTCTTTTTTCTCTACTTCTGTTTCTTGATTATAACCAGGTTTTAATTCTATATCCTTATAGAAACCTGCTACTTGTTTTTTTCTTAAATCATTTTCTGACATTTTAAGTACGTGCACAACTGCTTCTGCATCTTCTAAAGATGTAGCAGTGTAAGGCACAACTAAATCGTCAGCTGGGACAAATTTTGAAACGGCTCTACCTAAAAGCTCGTCATAATAGACTTTCTTAAAAGCGGAGCCGCTAAGAGGGAGATAAAAAAGCATTGTGTCAAACTCGGGTTCGTACTCTTTCATCACATCCATGATTTGATAGTTCATGAAATTCTTTACTCTGACAGATTGATCTTCTCTTGCTCTATCTGCAAGTCCAACTATTTGAGTATGGACTGGACCTGTTGCTGGTAATAATTCTTTATAAGCTTGTGCTTGAAACTGTGTAACAGCTTCAGCTAAAACCGGGTGAGTTGCACCGGATGCACCTTGGAAAGGTTGTGATGGGTTTTCATATTTAAATCCTAAAAGATCAAGGCCTTTTGTGTAAGTATCTTCCCAAGATTTTCTAGAACTTTTATATTGATTATAGTTCTCTGTTAATTCGGAACCTAGTCTTCCTAAGACATCGTCCGGTAATAATTCTGCTAAATTGTCAAAATGACTTTCGCCTCCAGGTTGGTTAACCGCTTCTGGATCAAAATTAATTGTTGCACCACCATCTTCTTCTTGTGTTACTTCAACATCTTCAGGACCAACTTGCTCTTGAATAGTTTCTTCTTGAGCTACTTGAATTTCTTCTTCGCCAGGTACTCTAATTTCAGTTTTTACGTTTGGTAGGGCCTTGTCTATATCTGCCATTTATATTCTCCGAGTTCTCTATTGTTTTAGCTTGTTTTGTGGGAACATTCAACCCCTGTGAATCCGGTCCTTTTAAAGGTGGAATTTCCTTCCACTTAACATGAGGCATGTTTGTGACAAGATTTTTATTCGTCACTAAACCAACCTCTCTTGTTTTTATAATCTTGATATTGTTTATAACCTTCAATTCCTACAGAACCTGCAAGTAATCCCCATCCAATAGGGTTCCAAGCATTTACAGCGGCCATAGGTAATCCTAATCTCATAACTTTAGCTACATTAGATGCTGCTCCTAAACCTTTTGTTGCCGCTTTAGTCATTGATGGCATAAAAGCAGGTCCCAAATAATTCCATGGGTTTGTTGCAATATCTACTGGAGAATCTCCTTGTTGGATTTGTCCTGCAATATGTAATGGTTCTAATGCAGCTAGACCTAATGGAGTTCCAGTTGTCATTAATCCTCTTCCTAAACTTTTCAAAGCAGTCTTAGTTATGCCTGATGGTGTTTTTCCAAATCTTGCTGATCTAGCAGCTTCAATTGTTGACGGCGCAGTTACTGCAGTACCTAATGCTGTCTCTGCACCTAATACTGGAAGTTGCCAGTCTAAAATATCCGGACTTTCTTGTGGTGTGTCATCTAATGGACTTGTTATCATATCGATTAACATATTCTTCTGTTGATTTTCATCAGATAAATATGTTGACGGATCGTCGTTCATGAATGTTTTAACAAGACCCGCGGCTGCTGCACCACCTGCTGTAATCGCTGCATACGGCGCAGCTTTCACTCCGCCTCTACCCAACAGTTTTAAAAAGTTTGTGGCTGCTCCTCTAATTTTACCAACTCCTTCTGCACCTCTTAACCTCATTGAAGATTGAACAGGTTCATTAGTTAATTTTTGATTAACACAGTTTATAGTTGCTGTTCCCAGCGCATAACCAATTCTTCCTCCCTCCGATTTTCCGCAATTCAATGCATTAGCAACGTTATTTTGAACGGAATATTTTCCTGAATTAAAAAGGTTCTTGATACTTTCTAAAAATTTTGTCGGGGTGTATGTCCCTGATGGCACTGCAGTTAAAGGAATCCTAGGTCCTTTAACACCACCTGGAGTTCTTGCCTCATCTATTCCAATTCTTTCTATAGATGTATTAATTAATGTACCGTACTCATCAGTTATAGGGACTATTTGATTAAAACCTACTAACCCTCTAAATTTTTTAGGTAACTCGTTTTTTGCTTTATCTACAACTTGAGCGGCTTGAGCATTTAACTCATCTATTCTTTTTAAATCAGGTACTGATTTATTTAAATTATCAGTAATTCCATCCGCTATTCTATTTAATATATTGTTATATCCCTGCATCGCTGAATTCATTTTTTTAGTTACAAATGCAACGTCTTTACTTGTAAGAAGCGTCTCTCCGCCAATGGGCATAATGTGGTGAAACTGATGAAATCTTCCTTTACCACTGATATATGATCCAGGTTGAGTGATGCTTAATCTTTTTTTTCTTAACACCTCACCTGATCCTGGAATACCTTTTGCGTATTTTAATTTTTTATTTTTTCTTAATATATAGGTATTTATTCTGTCCACATTGCTTACATCCCCTAAGTTAAATCTTGTAGCTAATTGTGAATTATTTAAAAATTTTCCTGAAGCTACTGCTTTTTTATACTCAGTACCAGATTTTGGATATTGAAGTCTTTTTTTAAACTCCTCTAAATATTCTTTTTTTAGTTTTTCAGGCCCAGCTAAACCAACCACTTTTTTACCGCTGTACATAGCCCTTAACTCCTTACTGCTTGCTTGTTGCTCTTTAATATATTTTTGAAATTTTTTTAGCCGAGTCTCTTCTATTTCGGGAGGTCTGTTGCGCTCTACATCTAAATTTTCAGCTTCAATACCTTTCCTTACTGCAAACGTAGTCAGGTTTGATTGTCTTTTTAAAGACGCCGGACTGGGTTTAATATTTAAACCTCTTTTTTTATAATCCTTTAATAAAGTGTCATAAGCTTCTTTAACTATTTTAGTGTTTTTTACTTGTTTAGTTAGTCTATCTT